CCTCTTACTATTAGTGGTCACATCATCTTATGACGAAATCGGCAACAAGAAATATGTTGTTGAAAGCCAAAAAGAAGTCATAGGGAGCGTTTCATCTTTGACTACGAACCAATACAAATCTTCCCTTGAAATAGGAAAGAATGTGGAGTTCAAGGTCTCGATTCAATCGATCCTATTTGACGGCAGTAAGTATGTCTCAATTAATGGAGAAATCTTTCTAATCGAAAGAACCTATCAAAACGGACAATTTATTGAGCTCTATCTTTCAAAGAGCGATGTCGAGGTCAACCTAAATGAAGAATGTTCAACTTGATGAAGTCGGTGATGAAATTGGCTCAATCGTGAATGAATATGCTTTAAAGGTCAATCTAGGCATTGATGCTTTACTAGATGAAACAGCTGATAAGATTATCGACTATATCAAAGCCCACGCTCCAAGGAGTGGTGGCAAAGATCCGTTGGCCGATAGTTTTGTAAAAGAAATCTATGGTGAGGGTACTAATCGTATCGTAATCATTTATTCTCGTTCTAAAGGAACTCTTATTCATCTACTTGAGTTTGGGTTCAGACATCGAAGTGGCAAGCAAGTCGAAGCCAAGCCTTTTATGAGGCCTGCCTACGACACGTTTACTCCAGAAATGCTCGAAGACATGAACGAAATCATAAAGGGAGGAAAGTGATGGCAAAAGATATCATTAATCTATTTGACGCAATCAGAGGTGTAACCGATGGACGCTGCTATTATGGGCAAGCAACCTACGATTCTATCGAAAATCCAGTCCTTCCTTATACCGTGTATTTTGAGGTCAATAAAAGAGCGACCTCATTTAACGACAACCATCCTACATACTATGTATCCACCTATCAAATCTCTCTCATAACCAAAAAGAAAGATGTGAAGTTGGAGCAAAAACTGGAAACCGCTCTTTTAAAGAAAGACTTTATATTTCAAGTCCTCTCCGAGTATCGCAATGAAGATAAAACGATTTCGAGAGTCTATGAAATAAAAATGGAGGAATATATTAATGGCAAATAATAAAGTGACCTTTGGTCTAACTAATGTGCATTATTCTCTCGCTACGCAAGGGAATGACGGAACCTGGACTTTCACTGCACCAGTTCGTTTAATTGGTGCTCAAGAGTTCACGAGCGATATCGTTGGTGGTTCAACCCCAGTCTATGCAGATGATTCAGTCATTGCGACTCTCGTTCAAAACGCTGGAAGAACCGTCACTCTTAAACTCACGGAACTTTCCGATGAATTCAAGACTGATATCTTGGGCTATAAGAAACTTGAGAATGGCAACCTTGTTGAAATCAACAACGCTTCTGTGAAAACATTCGCTCTTGGAGTTGAATTCCAAGGCGATGCCAAAGCAAGACGTGTTTGGTTCTACCTTTGCACGGTTACCCCAATCAGTGAGTCAAGCAAGAGCAAGACCGATTCAGTGGAAGCTAATGCTATCACTCTCAACATCACTGCTCGACCAATTCAAACTGGCAACTACCTCACGACCCATGTCATTTCATCGGTAGGGGATAGCAACTATGGGACATTCCTAGATGTTGCTCCAGTCTTACCAGTGATTGAGGAATAGGCGATGGAAAAGACCATAACTTTAGGTGGGAAAGAACTAAAACTTCGCTCATCTCTTGGAACTATCATTACTTATCGTTCGACCTTTGGGACTGAGCTCTTTGACGATGTTCAAACCCTCGATTCTGACAAAAAGGCAAAAGGGCAATATGGCAAAATCATCGATGTCTTATTCCGTATCGTTTATGTTTTACATAAACCTTACACAAAGGAATCCTATGAAGAGTTTTTGCTCGGTTTCGATTTTGATGTGTTAAGCAACACGAAGGAACTCGAGGATTTATCTGATGCAATTGGTGTCCTTTTAGGAGGACTAAAAAAAGAAGCACCAGGAGACCACGAGTCCCCACAATAATAAGCCAAGTCATAGTGTAACAAGCAATATCATCTATAACTTGGCACAAATCGGCATTCCAATCAGGGACGCCGATCTTTTTGATATTGAAGTCTATATGGAAATGGTCGACATCGCCAAGGAGCAAATGCAAGGAATCAGCGGTGGTTCTAAAAAGGCTTCTCAAAGCGATATTGATGCATTTTTGCTTTAGAAAGGAGGTGAAAGCATGGCAGAAACAATACGTGGAATTAACATCAAACTTGGTCTAGATACCACCGAACTCGATACCAAGCTTTCATCTCTTAATAAAGATCTAAAAGAACAATCTAAAGATTTAAAGGCCATAAACGCTAATTTGAAGTATGACTCTTCTAACATCGATTTATGGAAAGAAAAACAATCTATTCTTAATCAGACATTGGCCATAACTAAACAAAAATTGGTGGAACAAAATGCTCAGCTTGAAAACGCAAAGAAGGCTGTTCAAGTCGGAGCGATGAGTGAGAGTGAATTTAAGAAACTCGAAAGAGGAGTCATTTATAGTGAAGCGGAAGTTGCTCGACTAAATACCGAGCTCGACCAGACGAATAAGAAGATAAAGTCCCTAGGGAATATCAATTATTCGAATCTTGCGAAAGTAGGGTCTTCTTTGACTAAGTACGTCACTCTTCCAGTGGTGGCAGCAGGAACGGCTTTGTCCGCTCTAACAATTAAGACCGCTAACACGGTTGATGAGATTAACGATAACGCAAAGAAACTAGGGATTTCCGTTGAGGCTTTGCAAAAATATGAATATGCTGCAAAACTTCTAGGCAGTTCAACCGAGGATATGGACAAGGCTCTTTCAAAAACCAATTCCATACTTGGTGCAATAGCTAGTGGAAATGGTGACTCCGTTGCTGATTCACTTGCGATGATCGGACTGAGTGTTGAAGATTTAGCTGGGCTAAACACCGAAGAAGCGTTCGATAAAATTAGAAATGCCCTAGCAGGGGTGGAAGATGCCTCGGTTAGGACAGCTGTCGCTAACGATTTCTTTGGTGAGAAACTTGGTACTCAACTCGCACCAGTTTTGTCTGCCACTTCTAGCGAGATGGATTCTCTAAAAGATAAAGCAGAAGAATATGGAATTTATACCCAAGAAGAAGCAGATATATCTGGTACTTTTAATGATTCTCTAGATAATCTAAAACAATCAGTATCCGCATTAGCGATGAGCTTTGCTGCAACACTGCTCCCAACTCTTGAAAAGGTGATAAACGCTATTCGAGAGAAAGTTATTCCAGTTGTGCAGAAACTTATTAACTGGTGGACTAATCTTTCCAAAGGAATGAAGGTGACAATTGGGGTATTTCTTGGAGTCGTTACGGCTCTTGGACCAGTGCTTGTTACTGTTGGAAAACTTATACCAGTGATAAAAACTTTGGTTACTTCCTTTACAGCTGTGAAAGGTGCAGTTTCGATTATGGGGGTGGCCGTCAAAGCCTCGACCGCAGGTTGGGCTGCTCTTATAGCAATAATTGCAGTAATCCTTCTGCAAAATGAGTCATTTAGAGCTCTTCTTAAAAGAGTCTTTGATATGTTGCAAGAAGTCTTTTCGATTTTAGCGAAGTTGATTGATAAGTTAATCTCGGCTTTGAAACCCATTCTTGATGAAATAATAGAGGTTTTGAATGTCGTTATTGATATTTTAGTCAATTCGCTGAATCAGATTTTGGATGCCTTAATGGGCGTTGTTGATGTAGTGATTGGATTAATCGAATCGTTATTGCCTATTGTTGAGCAAATTGTGAATATGCTCATCGATGTTCTTGTTCCAGTCATTCAATTAATTGAAATGATTCTTGTTCCTGTAGCTGAAGTGATAAAGGTCATCATCGGTTTGATGGTACAAATCATTCAAGTGGTGGTTGAACTCATAAATTCCGTGATTGGCGTTGTCATTGAAATCATCCAGGTAATAGTAGATATCCTCGGTGTCATCATTGAGCTCATTGTGAACCTATTAGATATTCTCATAGAGATCCTTGAACCGATTCTTGAAATCATTATTGCTTTGCTTGAGCCTCTCTTTACTTTCATTGGAATCATAATTGAAATAATCTCGTCATTAATAGGGATTCTTGCTCCGTTAATAGAAACGCTATTGACCCCAATTCTTTATATTTTACAAGTAGTATCTACTTTACTAGAGTTCATATCTCCTGTTTTGGAAATACTCGCAAATGTCATTAAGACAATCATCATGCCAGTTCTTCAAGTTTTGTTTCAAATTCTTAAACCAATTCTTGACTTACTTAATGGCATCATGAGTGCTATTCAATGGATTTTTGACAAAGTCGGAAACATATTCGGTTGGATAGGAAATCTCTTCGGTTGGGGAAATAGCAGTGCAGCTACGGAGACCGTATCAAATGGCGGAGGTAATACCTATGCCAATTCCACAAACGACAATTCGACAACGAACAATAACGTCACCATCAATACGAGTGGCGATGTGGATGTCGACACAATCAACAAAGCGTTAGGAGGTGCTTACTAATATGCGTTCTCTTTATTTAGTTAACGATGTCGGTAGCACCTTCTTTCTGGACTACCGATGCAATACGCTCATCGATTCCCTTGACGGGCTAGGCTTCGAGTATGATGTCGAACATCAAAAGTATGATAACACCTATCTCGTGACCAATAAGACTTTGCCGTTGAGCGAAATCAACCTCAACCTCATCTTTCTTGAAGGATATGTTGGTTTTGCGAAGTGGCTTGAGTTCGTTAGGAAAAGCAAGTCGCTAAGATTGTATTATGTTTCAAACAATACAAAGTATTGCTATGTTGACATAAAGTCCTGCACAAAGGGTCAACTTGAAGCTGGAACAATCAAGAGTTCCTTGGTTCTTGAGAAACTCTCGTTATGGATTGTGAAGAAGTCGACCGAGATCGAAGTGGACGAAAACACAAACAAGAAGGTGTATCCATATCCTTATCCATTCATTTACTCCACAACCTTTAATGGAAGAAAGAGTGTGACGAATAGTGGAATGTTTAAAGCTCCAATGCGAATTCTCATTCAAGGAGCAGTTGATAATCCAACGCTCTCAATAGAAAAGGAGGGTGTGGTAGTTTCCAAACTTCGATTGATTCTTTCAAGAAGTGATACCACCCTTGAAATTGAAAGTGATCCAACTGATCAGAAGATTGAAGAAACCATCAATGGTGTTACGACTAACATTTACGACAAGCAAGACTTCACTTGCGATAACTTCCTCTTCCTTCCAGTAGGCACATACGATTTACATTTTGAACCAGGAGTGAGCAAGAAAACCAAATGTTCGATATCTTTCTTGGAGGGCTATATAGCAAATTAATATGAATGTAACTTTTCTCGATGGACTCTCCTTGAAAGTCAAAGACTATGCGTTTCTTAGCAATGATTTTGAAATCGTCATCGACTCGGTTATTCCCCAGAAGTCTAGCCTTGTTATTAACAAAGTTAATATCAACGCTGAAGTAGGGGATTTGCTCGTCATTAAAAACGAGCTCATGACCTTTGTCGGAAGCATCACGACAATTGAAAGTAGCGATGAATTCACAACAAGTATTCAAGCCTATGACTTCATATCAAAATTTGATATTAAAGTTCCGGTGGCAAATCTCAATAATGAGAATGTTGGTGACTATATTCTTAACATCATTAAGTCCACTTTCTATAACACGATTGATAGGCATAAAAAAATGACCTACCTTTTGTTTCAAAACAAGACTTCTAAATATGGCTCACTCACTTTCGATGATGATACCCTCGAATCAATTGTGGACTTAAACGAAACCATAATGAAGGAGTTCTCGGTTCGACTTGCCTATGAACTCATCTATGATGATGGACAGATTTCCAAAATACTAATCAAGGCGATTGATGTCACTAAGGGACTAGCGATTCGCTATAACCTTGGTGCTCTTTCCGACCTTGTAATTAACGATACGGATGAGGAATCGATTAACGAAATCATCTATGTGCCAAAATCCGACAACACCTCATATAAGACGATAATCTCTTATGTCATGCTTAACGATGGCACAATCGGAACGAACCCACTCGTGGAAAATAGGCCTTCTAAGGCATATTTTAAATACGAGAAGTATTCGGACAACGATTACCTAAATCTCGCCAGTAAGGCCACGGAAAGCCTACTGAACTCGAGTTTGGATCATAATATCACTTTTAATATCACTATAGCCAACTCAACCATTGCTCCATATAGGAACTTTGAGGTTGGGGATTTTGTGAGTTTCGTGGGCGAAAACAAAACCTATGATACTTTGGTCACGAGGTTGTCGTTTAAAAATTCATTCGTCATTGCTTCAGTCACCCTTGGCGAACATCGAATCAAGTTGACTGAAAAAATGAAATTATTAAATAGGAGGAACGAATAATGGGACTACTTAAAATAACCTTCGATGGTTCATCGGTTACTTCCAAGCAGGATGCCGATTTCAATTTCCATGGTGGAGACTTAATCAAAGCTGGAATCATGGAAAGTCTCGGCAGTGGGGTCACGTGTACTGCTGCCAATAACTACATTAATTTTACGGATGGCTATGTGATGATCTATGGGCGAAGAATATATGTCGAGAGCGGAACATCCGTTTATATCTCTTTGGATTCCACAAAATATGGTTATATCTGCGTGACCGTGAATCTAGCTACCAATAGTGTGTCTTTAGAAAAAATAGAAACAGCTGGCACTTATCCGACTCTTACTCAAGAGAACCTCCAAAATGGTGGTTCAAAGTACCAGTTTGCAATTGCAAGGTATACTAAGACTACAACGGCACTCACTCTCGATACGAGTTACGCACCCACGAAAATAAAATCGTGCGGTACGGCCATTAAAGAAAGCGTTCAACAATCAAAAGATTATGTCGATGACAACTTTACTATGTGGCGTTCTTCACCTTCCCATCAAAGCGGAAAATATTTCTATTTTCCTAATATTAAAAAAGCCATTTTAGAGAAAAGTATAGTCGTTGTTCATATTCTTAACCAGTATGTAGTAGTATCTGGGATTAATATTGGTAACAATACCTCGATGACATCAACCATTTATTATTCTGGTACAGCCCAATGCCTTATGACTCTTGAATTCCTACCAGAGACTAACCAAATGGTTATTGGCGTTAGTGAAACCACTCACAATGTCAAGGCCATTGCTTGTTATAGGTAACGCAATGGAAACATTTCAAGGATTTAAGGTACTAGCTAAGTACCGTTGTGGCTCATATGCGTTTGGCTTTGAAAATAATGATAGTGACAATGACTATATTGTGGTGCTTGATGGTAATCCTGGAATCATAATTGATAAGGCAAATGGCGATGACATCTTTGCCTTTGATATTTCGTCTTTCAAAAGGAAGATGGCATTTGATGATTCCTTGCTTGATTACTTGGTTATTTTTAATGACGAAGTGCTTTGCCTAGATAAAAGTCTTATCTATCTAGACGAATGTTTTAAAGATCAATTCTTATCAATTACGAAAATTGACTGGAGTAAGTCCGTTAAAATATGGGTTCAAAGAAACATCGATTATTTTGAAAAATATGTGCGACTAAAAGAGTTTAGTAAGAAACTTTATCATCTTTATCGTATTCGTGGGCTACTTGCTCACTATGATGAAACTGGCAAATTCGAGAATGTCTATCCAAAGTCATATCTAGAAAAAGCCAAGGAATACAAAAACCAAAAAGAGGTCATTGGTGCGAATTACATCGATGATTTTGAATCGATTATTAACTATTTGAAAAAGTATGTAGAAAGTGGAGGTGATGCGGATGGATAATGCATTAACGATTGTTATTTCTATTATTGGAGTGCTCGGGACTTGCTCGAGCATTTTCTTTGCTGTTTTGGCCTTTCGTAGGAACGAGAAGGGCGACCATAAAAGCGAAGGAAAAAACGAAGGTGTTTTGATATCGGATGTTGGTTATATCAAGTCTTCTATTGATCGAATCGAAAAATCAATGGATAAACTTGAGGTTCGCTTTTCCGAACTCGAAGGACGAGTCATCAAAGCAGAAACCAATATCAGCAATGTTTCAAAGAACCTTGATGACCATATCAAAAACAAAAGTCTTCATAGCAAAGGAGGAAAAAGCTAATGAATGATATATTACTCAATGTCTTGTCGGTTGTTGTTACAGCTGTCGTGATTCCGCTAATAAGTCTTCTTGGAACAAAACTGATCCAGTTGATAGGAACGAAAATAAAGGACGAGAAAGCGGCTAACTTCTTAAGCAAAGCCACAGCGATAGTTCTCGATGCCGTTAAATCGGTCTTTCAAACCTATGTGGAATCCTTAAAGAATAGTGGGAAGTTCGATGAAACTGCCCAGAAGACCGCCCTTGAAAAAGCCAGGGCAATAATCAAAGCACAATTTAACGATGAACTTGTCACTTACATCAAATCGAATTATGGCGATTTAGATGAATGGATAAATAATCAAATCGAAGCTTCTATTAATAGTTTGAAGAACATATGAAAAATGACCTCTTGCGACCTAAAAAGTTGTAAGAGGTCTTTTTTGTAAAAAAGTTACTACAAAGTAGTAAAAGCAATCAAATAAAACTTTTTTGCTAAAAAATTGAAATTTCTTACTACTTATATAGTAGGAGGTGTTAATTTATGACACAAAATTTAGAGACGTTGACACATGAGGTTTCTGACCTCTACAAAATAAAATGGAGATTGGCTAAGAAAGAAGCTACTAAAGAAGATGTAAAACGACTTCAAGACTTAGCGGACAATAGCAAAAGTCCATTAGCCGAGTACCTTTATGGTGCGATTCATTTCTTTGGAATGGTGGTAGAGGAAGATCGAATAACAGCTTTCAAGTATTTCGATTTATCAAGAGCCCATGCATCTGGTCCACTTCAAATGAAAATGGCAAAGATTTACTATAGTCTTTCCGAGGAATATTGGGATAGGGGTTACGAGTGTATCGTTGCTGCTGCAAACGATAGACATCCAGTTGCAAAGAAGATATTAAAAACTGCAAAATGGAACGCCATCAAAAGTATGTTCAGGTTTCAATAAATCTTTAGCTCAAAAATTATCGTTTTAGGTATCTCTTTCGTTCAGAAATATGTTGCACGATAGTAGGGTGGCGAGTATCGAACCTACAAAAAGTGGCAAAAACAACGTATCACTTTCGTTCAAACCCCTGATTTTGAGGTATCGTTTTCGTTCACTAAAGCCATCTGCCTTGAAGATGTCCCCGTTTATTGGACCATTAATTGGTACAATGAAAGGGGACTTTTTTATGGGAAATAAAATGAAATTAGATCAGAAAACCAAGCTGATTATGGTCAAGGAGCACTTGCTTGATGGTCTTCCTATTTCAGAAATGAGTAAAAAATACAATTATTCTTGTTCTGGAATAAAGTATTGCTGTGAACTTTATCGCAGGCATGGTGAATCTCCGTTTGTGGAAGAATCGAGGCGTAAATATTCTAGAGAAGACAAGTTAAAAGCTATCCAGCGTATCAAAAATGGCGAGGCTATACGTCAAGTAGCTCTCGATATGGCAATGCACGATCCAACGATAATTCGAGACTGGATTCATAAATATGAAACCGACGGGGAACAAGCCATTAAGGATACCTATAGTCGTAATCATTATCTTCTACACGAAGATCGTCTAGACAAGATAGCAGAAAAGAAGTTATTGGATAGGCTCGAATATTTAGAAGTAGAGAATGCTTACCTAAAAAAATCGTATTCCCTAATTCTAAAGAGAAGCAAACAACGAAAGAAAAAATAATCGTTATTGAAGAACTTAGGGAAAAATATAAACTTAATCATCTTCTCAAAATAGCCAATCTATCTAAATCATCATTCTTTTACGGGAAAACTAGGCTGGACTATAAAGATAATAAAGACAAAGATATTTCCGATTTAATCGAAACTATTTTTGTTAGTAACAAAAGAAAATACGGTAGAACAAGAATCGTATTGGAATTAAAACGGATGGGCCTTGTTATTAATGATAAAAAAGTATATCGCATCATGAAAAAGCTTAAAATCTCAGCTCTTCCAAAGCGTCGGTCATACCATTCTTATAGAGGTCAAATAGGGAAAACCTGCAAGAACCTGTTATTAACAAAAAAGAAGGACGATAAAAGAAATGTTTACATATATGAAAGACAGTTGGCAGCAAACAAACCATACGAAAAACTAGGTACCGATATCACTCAATTTATTACTAGATTTGGAAAACTCTATCTATCACCTGTCATCGATTTTTATACAAGAGAAGTATTAGCGTATGATATATCAGAGCATCCTGACTATGCTCAAATTAGAAGAATGATGAAACAATTATTTAAAAATCATGGCGAGGTTTTTACTGGCGCGATTCTCCATAGTGATCAAGGGTATCAATATCAAATGAAAGCATACCAGGAATTACTAAAAAAACATGGAATTAAGCAAAGTATGTCGAGGAAAGGAAATTGTCTAGACAATTCTCCAACAGAAAATTTCTTTGGAAGATTAAAAACCGAGATATTTTATGACAATGAAAATAATTTCAAATCACTTGATGATCTCAAATATCATATTGAGAAATACATTGATTATTACAATAAAACTAGAATTGTAGTAAGGCTTGGCGATTCGCCATTCAACGTTCGTTGTGGAAGAATGAAACAAGGGCAAGTATAATATGTGAGGGTTTACCAACCCATAGTCCAATAAAATGGAACAACATCAAAGCAAAACCTCGATTCAATCGAGGTTTTTTCTTAGTTGGGTA